AGGGAAAGACTTTAGCAGATTATCTTTATTACAGATCTACAGGAGCACGGACTCCAGAGTACAAAAAACTGACTCGATTTGGAGGAAACAAAGACCGTGTTCTGGAAGTGGGAAGACGTTTAAGAGATCTACAGAAAGAAGGAAAGATTAAGTCTTTGGCAGACCATGAGGAGATTCTTGAGACCTTACAAGGACAACTGATTCCAGAGACAGGTGCAGGGTTAAACACCATCTTAAAAGAGATACAAGCATTGCAGGGTAAACAACCAATACCTAGTCTGTTTCTGGTGGATACAAAAGATCTTGCAGACAAGATGGAAGCACAGTTTCTGAGTAACTTTAAAGATGCATCTGGAAATCTGATTCCTGTCAATCAGTTGCCTAAACCTGTCAAAGCATTATATGACAAAGCAAAGTCTGAGATTGATGAGATCCGTAATCTTCCACCACAGGATTTCTTTGGATTAGAAACCCAGAAACGTCTGTATGCAAAGCTCAAGAACTGGAACAAACCTCCACCCGGAACATCTGTTTCTGATGGGATGGACAGAATCTATGGAGGTATGGCAAAAGTCCTTAGAGAAGAATCTGAAAATGTTTTAGAGAATCTGCAAGGTTCATTTAGCCAGATTAAAGACAAGGGACTGTTTGAGAAGTTTAAGCAGTATAAGAAAGACTATGGAGATCTTGCAGACTTAGAGATGTTGATGAGTGCATCTGTCAGAAGAGATGCAGTCAACAATATGTTTGGACTCACCTCAATGAACTTGGGTGCAGGTCTTGGAGCAGGAGGAATTGCAGCAGGAGATACACTTCTGGGTAGTCTTGGAGGTGGAGCTACAGGTTTGCTTGCAGGAACTGTTCTGAGAAAATTGGCAAGAGACAGAGGTGAGTTATTGGTAGCAAGAGGATTAGATTCACTGGTAGATATGTCAGGTGCATTAGGGAATCTTTCAAGGTCACAGAACATTATTGCAAAGTCTGTGAGAGGTCTGATGAAAGGGAGCAAGAAAGCAATCCCTGTAGTTGCAGGAAGAACTTATCCTGAAAGGTTTAGTATTGAAAAACAGGGTCAGAGGTTTGAAAAAACAAGAGAGGGTCTGCAGAAGATAATGGCAAACCCCGGTTCTCTGTATGCAACCATAGAACAGTCATTCCCATCTATTGAGGGTAATGACAAAATCCAAGGTGCAGTCATACAGGGTGTTTCCAGAGCAGTTCAATTTCTTTATGAGAAACTACCTAAGAATCCTCTGGAAGATTTGAGTCTAACTCTTCCTGTTAGTCCTTCTACTCCAAATCCTGCAGAGGTTGCAAAGTTTATGAGGTATGAGGAGATCGTAAACAATCCCCTTGGAGTCTTAGATCACATTGCAAATGGGACACTTACTTCAGAGCACCGTGAGACAATGGTAAGTGTTTATCCTGAACTCTATAAGGAGATGCAGGAAAAGATCTTGGAGGGTCTGGCACAGGGTAAACCTAACATGAGTCTACCTCAGAAGATCCAGTTATCTATCTTTATGGGCAAACCTGTGGACCCCACCATGACCTATCTGAGAGACTTTCAGATGAGTTTCATGCCACAGGAGGGAGATGATGTGGGTCTGAGTGACAGAAAGATCAAGGGACTGAAGGAACAAGCACAGACAGACATAGAGAGAGTCAGTTGAGAACTTCTACGAGATACGCTTATACGAACATTACTCCTCCTCATTCCACTAACCCTCCTCTGCATGACAGTGGTGGGTTCTGTGAAACAGATAGTACAGGAGACAGATTTGGAATGCCTGTCTCTCAATATCTATCACGAAGCACGAAATGAGAGCACTGCAGGACAGGTTGCAGTGGGTCAGGTCACACTTAACAGAGTGGAGTCCTCTCGATTCCCTGACTCAGTATGTTCAGTGGTTCGACAAGGAGTATACCGAAACGGATTTCCTGTACGGAACCGTTGCCAGTTTTCTTGGCATTGTGATGGTCTTAGTGACATTCCTTATAATATCCGTGCTTACAACCGTTCTGTAGAAATTGCTCAGTGGCTACTGTTCACAAACCCTTGGTTGCCAGACTTAACAGACGGGTCACTGTGGTAT